TGAGAATGATGTGCTGGACATAATGGTATAGCCCATTGATCACCAGTTTTTTGTCCAAATCCTCTAGGCATAGCAAATGTTAAATGATGTGCTTGGCATTTAGGATTTAAACAAAGAATACAAGGCTGACTACTTACCCATTTTAGGTAAGATTTGTCTTTTAACCTTAGTACCTTCTCTCCTGATGGTATGTCTAACTTTTTTGTACCCATAATAAATTGCTAAAGCATTTAATCCTTCATGAACATATTGTGAAGCTCTACGTTCAGTAACTCTTAAAATTTTTGCTATTTCAATAATACCATAATTGCTAACACAAAATAACTTCATTACAAATGAATTTTGTTCAGTTAAACAATCATCAACTTCTTTAACTGCAAATATTGCTCCCATTTGCATAGACATAATATCAGATCCAGATCCATCAATTCTTATTTTAATAGAAAGATCTTTTATTCCAGATTGTAATTCACACATCAATCGGTATCTAGATCCTGCTTCATATTCTTCCCAAGAGATGAGATTACGATGAAACATATAAACGAGACGAGACTCACGAATATTTAGATATACTTTTTTTTTATCAACAATAGTTTCTATATATTCAGGTTTCTCAATTTCTCGCATTATTATCCTTATAATAAGTTTCTAAAGCTTGGTCAACATAGGCTTTAAAGCCTTTATTAGCTTCATAGAGCTTGATAAGACGAAATATGCGGTTCTTATGCTTACAGCCATGAAAACGAGCAATAAGACTCTTACACCCATACACTTGTGTAGGGTGCAATAGCCAACATAAGATAATAGATAAGTTATAATTATTATACTCATCTTTATCTTTTATCGGTTTATTTCCCTTTAAAGTATCTAAGGAAATGTTATAAGTATTACTTAAATACTTTTGAATATTAACAATCATAAGGAGAACACTATGCTTAAAATAAAATATCGTCATTCAGCGTCTAAGGGTAATACGTTTATTGATAGCCCACCTTTTTGGATCATAAATAATTTATATGAATTTGATTCAAAACCTAACGCAAGAATGAAGATGGGTAGTACTGCGGAAGATGCAGCTAATCATGCGTTACTAAATCAAATCACTGATGAAGACGTTATCAATGATTATGCTAAAACGCAATACGTGGAAAAATACAAGGGTAACGAAGAAGAAGTAGAATGTGCTTGGTCTGGAATTATAGCAAATAAGTTTGTTCAAGAATTACCACAGTTTGGTAAAGTAATGGCTTATCAAAATGAATTGCAAATACCAGGTAAAGACTATGGTCTAGAATATGACATCATAGGTAAAACTGACTTTGAGTTTGAAAATGTAATAATAGATACTAAAGCTACTGCTTACATTAGAAGATTAAAAGCAGGTCATGTAGACCCTAAATGGTATCCAAAAGCTGCAGATTTAAGACAGCAGTTTTTATATAAAGAACTTTTCAAGAAAGAAACAATGTTGTTATATTGCTCACCAAAAGATGTATATGCAACAGATCTTGATGGGAGGACAGGTTATTTAGAAGATCTTATAAATAGCTTTAAAACAATAGAACATATACTTAAAATAGCGAAAACTAAAGAAGACATTGTACGAATGTACCCTTTGACATTCGACAATTTCAGATGGAAAGGTACACCTGAAGCTGTGGATTTCGCAAAAGATGTATGGTCAAAAGCTTTCAAATAAGCTATAAGAAATTATGCAACGATTTGGAAGTATTATTAAACAAATAAATAGGAGAAACAATATGGATGTAGAAACATTTGAATGCTCACATAAAAGATCATTCGCATCTAAAGAAGGTAATGGCAAATATAGTATTTACATTACCAAAGATGATGGTAGTGATATGACAGTTTATGGTGAAGCAATAGGTGCTGAAGGCTGGCAAAAAGGTGCAAGATTAAAAATCATGGCATTGCCTGCTAGACAAAGTAAAACTGGTAAGTGGTATCAAACTGCTAAATCAGTTGAGTTACTAGGTGGTGAAGTAAGTACTTCAGTTCCTGTACCAACTGTAAGTGCTGCTAAACCAATAGCTCAAGATAAAGATGCTCAATGGAAAGAAAAATATAGATTAACAATGAGTAATCTTATGGCTTCGGCTTTATCAAATAGTAGTGGTGCAGCAGGTATTGATTTTGATTCAATTGATAAAATTGTCAGAAAAATACTTAGTGCTAAACTTAATGAAATGGATGATGATTTACCACCATTTTAACTGACTTCTTGTGCACTCCCTTACGAATCAACAAACGCACAAGTGACTAGGTAGGAGCATAGACCTGCCTAGTTAAAAACTTAAGGAATAATATGATAGAACTATTAATGTTGTTAATAGCACCAACAGAAATTAATCCACAAAAAATGGGTATAAAATATTTACTTAAAGAAAAATTTGTAGATTATCAAAGTTGTGAAGAATATGTTGTTAAGAACACATACACTAAACCAGGAGAACAAGAATTTGATGGAGTATTTTATAAAATTGATACTAAAGAATATAAAGTATTCCTCACTTATTGTAAAAAAATAGATGACAATTAAAATAAGAAAACTTATAGTAAGACTACGTATGTGGTATGCTAAATTAAGAGGACACCCAGGACATAGATGGGATTATGAACCATCTGAATGGTATATGGGTAGACATAGAAAGAAGAAAAAATGATAACTGAAAATAGACTAGAAGATGCTTTAAAGTATCTTGCTGATACTGATGAATCAAGTGCAGAAGCTAGTGCTAATGTAAAGTATTTAGATAGATTGCTTAAAAGAAAAAAAGCATTATTTATTACTGCTGAAAAAAATTTGAAGTCTATCTCTGCTAAAGAGCAGGGGTTTTATGCTTCAGATATTTATAGTGCAGCAGTAGATGAATTATTTAATGCTGAAGTTAAAGCAAGTACATTAGAAAATAAAAGAGATAAAGAAGGTTTAATTATAGATCTTTTTAGAACTTTAGAAGCTAGTAGACGTAAAAACAATATATGATTTATAAGTTTAAGATATGGGTTTGGAAACCAATGGTAACAGAAATCTTTATGACAGCAGATAATGATGAAGAAGCTACTAGGGTTTTAAAATCCATAGACTTAAATAGTTTTAATTGGAAACGTGAAGGAATGTTGCATAATCGTACAACTTACGAAGTTATAAAAGATGGGTCTAAGATTACAAACGACACACACTCCACAGGATCAAATAAGCTCAGAGACTAAATTATGGTATGCTGTATTAGCACAAGCTATTACAGATGCTTCATATTCAGGAATCCGTAAAGCTTATGTTGATTGTAAAAAAAAAGCTATAGAATGGCTTCAAAGCAATTCTAAAGATTTTCAAATGGTTTGTCATTATGCTGATTTAGAATCAGATTATGTTAAACGTAAATTTGATATTGCTTTTAATTCTAATAAGTTTAATATAACAGATGTTCAACAAAAAATTATGAATGATAAACGTACACCAGCACAAATAAAATATGAAAAAAAAGGCTTTAAACTTAAATTCTAGTTACGATAAACAAATAGGTGGATCTCATTATCAAGGTATGAGTATTCAACCTAGTCAATTTGTTATAGAAAATAAAATGTTATTTCCTGAAGGTTCAGCTATTAAATATATTTGTAGACATTCTAAAAAAGATGGCAAACAAGATTTACTTAAAGCTATTCATTTTATTGAAATGATTATAGAAAGAGATTATATTAATCAACCTAAAGAGTCCTGGATAGAAGGATATAGAAAGTGGAAAAATGGGACACTTTAGTAATCTTAATAAAGATAATAAAGAGTTAAAAATCTATAGTCCATTTGGTCCATCTATTGGTCATTGTAAATTACCTCAAGAACTTATTGATGATTTTAATAAAGATTGTGAACATATCATGGATCATAAAGAAAAGAAAAAAACTCATGATTTTTCTAATGATCTTGTAGGTAATGTTAAACAAGAATTAGTTATTAGTCCTAATGTATTTGAAAAATGGGCTCCTTATTTTCAAAAACTTATGACTGCTTATATAAGTGCACATCCAGAAAATGTAAATGAATTACAAAGAATTAGATTTAGATCTGCTTGGTATGTAAGAACTTTTAATGGTGATTTTAATCCAGCTCATTATCATACAAACTGTCATATTTCTTGTGTAGGTTATTTATCTTTACCTGATAACATTCAAGAAGAATGGGATCGAGAAGATAAAGATCATTATCCTTCAGCAGGAAATATTGAAATGCAATATGGACAAGTACAATTGTTTTCAAATAATGCAGTAAGAATGAGACCAAAAGTTGGAGATTATTATATCTTTCCTTGGTGGATGTATCATATGGTTTACCCTTTTAAAACAAAAGGAGAACGTAGATCTTTTAGTTTTAATGTATATGGCGAACCTAAAGAATTACCTCAAGACAAACCTAAATCAAAACTAATACTTTAGCTTATAATTTTTTCTATTATATTTTGTTTTATCTTTAAAACGTTTATGTTTGTATTCAGGTAAATTCCTAGCGACTGGATTCCTAGTCGTCATCGTCTTCTTCTTTTTTTGATCTAACTTTTCCAAAAATAATCTTATAATTAAATTTTACACTATCTTCAAATTTGTTTCCTGTTGCTAATGGCTTACCAGTAACACCTATAGAATGTCTTGTGTTTTCACAAGCTGCTAATAATAAAATCATAAATAAAAATAGCATTACATACTTCATTTATCATACCTTATTCTTCTTTTTCTTTTTTTTCTTTTTTGGTTTTTGTTTAATCTTCTCAATAGTTTCTTCAATATTGGAAACTTTTTCTTTAATAAGAACCATATCTTGCGACAAGCTGAATGTTCTTGAAAGCGTCCACCCACCAAGTGCGATGAGAATAGCCAACAATGCAGTAATAATTTTATCATTCATTAATATTTATCCTTTAATATTTTAAGTATTTTTTTTTGACCCATATAAATTTCAGTTTCAGCAGTCACTTTACCACAAGCAAATCTAACATTTTCAGGATTAACTTCACGAGAAGCTATACGCTTACTTTTTAAACAGTCTGACATAGACTCTTTATAAGTGTGTTCAATAATACCACCTTGATAAAACATACAAAGAGCTACAACTACTTCTACAACTTTATCCATTAATGTACTCCATTTCCATTTGAAAATGTTCTTTGTTTATCTTTTAATTTCTCTACATCTTTTTGCAATTTATCAACTGCTTTTGCTAAAGCTGTAATATTAACTTCATTATGTAACATACTATCTACTCTTATTTGTAATTTATCTGTTTGTTTATATAATTCTTCAATTAACATAAATTGTTCAGAGTCTGCTGGCAACGAGCCTAACAAGCCTCTAGGCCAGCCAATTCTAAATTCAGAATTAAGTTCTAAATCTTTTGACATAATTTCTATTTGTGTGCTATGCGTATTAAGTTTTTCTTGTATGCCAAAAAACGCCCACGTACCAATTGAAACAAGAGCTATTAAACTAGCTACTGTTTTCATAGGCATTTGTACTTTTGCTTCGTCTGATATTTTTAGAGCCATTGTATTATTTTAAATATTAAATAGAGTGTTATAAATGTAAACATAGCCATCATTTGTATATCAAAAGGATGGTTTGTCATTTGCGAAACATAGGTAATGCTGCACCAGAATTATGATAGCATTTTAAACATGATTTTTCTGCAGGTAAATAAGCATCATTTGGAAATATAATATATGCTTTATCTATAGGAATAATTTTACGACACCATTTACAATGGTTATTCTTTATTGGTTTTTTTATTTCCTTGTTGAGCATCTTTAATTTCTGTATTTGCTTTATCTAAATCTTCTGTTACGTATTGTAATTTTTGTAATGTTCTTTTTAATGCTGAGTCTTTAGACTTACCAGCATCAGTTAATTCGTTAAGCTGTTCCTTAAGAACTCTTACTTGTTCTTTATATTCGTTTATTATTTCTTGATAGTCTGCTTTTTCGGTCATTTTTTAGGTAGCTTAGGTCCACCGCCACGAAAGATCTGTGTACCTTTAATACCAAAAATACTAGCAACAACTAATATCCACAGATTAGTAAACCATGAAGGGAGTGCCTGGAAATGTTCAAAGAAAATTTTAATCTTTTCCATAGCTTGTGGATCGTCTGACCATACTGACCAAGCGAGCACCACAATTGGCAACGTAAGTATCGCAAGAACGACTTCGTCTTTGTAATCGTTTTGTCTAGCTTCTAATAATTTACCATTATATTCTATTTCACCACGAGCTTGTTTCTGTGCTGTTAATAAAGCAGCATCAGACATTGCTTGTTTTGTTCTTTGTTTATTTTGATATATATGGCTTCCAGTTTTGAGAGCCATCTTTGCTAATCCAAACCACATTATTTTAATTTTCTCCTATGTATTGTATAGAACTTTCCTGTTCTTCCACCAACGTGACGTAATTTAGTACGTTTGTTGTGCAATCTATTCCACGCAAATTTATGTAATTTATCTCCAACATACATTAAGTAGCTGAAGAGTTTGTTGGAAAACCCTCCCATGCTTTATACATTCCTTCCACAATTAATTCATCAGTATATGGCTGCTTGCCATTTTCCATCTGAATGATTGCTTTAACTAATGGTAGATAATGTTCTATACTATTATCTAATTGATCCATTGGATTTGTGCCTGTTTTTTCACAAACAAACTTTATATAAGCGTCTGTATCGTTTTCACTTGGAGGAGCCCATCTTGCGATGATGTCTTCTACATTATATTTTTTATGTGAGAAACGATAGACTAAGAGTATACGCATTAAAGCTCGTATACCCCATACTGTTTCACTAAAAACACAAAAGGTTGGATCTGATTGTTCATCAGCCAACCCATCCCAATCAGTACCTAATTTGATATTGCCTGGGTTTTTGTTTCTAATTCCTCTAGGTAATTTTTCTATTCCATCTGCCATTTTGTTTTAATACCATTGGGATTAACTTAGGTAATCCGTCAATGATAACTCCTGTTCCTATTACTGGTCTAGACTTTTGTAATTTATTATATTCAAAAGCTAAACTTTTCATATTAATTAAACATCCAGTTTGCATACCCCATAATAGTTCATTTGGATTACTCCAATAATCTATTTTATATGAAGTGTGATAATGTCCTTGGACAGTACACATCCCATATTGTTGGGCTACTTTTAAAACGTCTTTATATTTACCATGGCAGAAGTAAATTTTTTGACCATTGGATGCCGTAAGGATCAAGTCTTCATGCCAAGTCCAACCTGGACCTACACCTAACATATCATTATAACTTTTAAATAGTTCGTGTGGGATTCCATGTCGTGTTGCTTTCCTAAATACTAAACTTCCGTGATTAGAATCTAGAACGTGCATTTTAGGAAACATCTTTTGTAAATCTTTAAAGAATACCTTTGCAATTTCTAGCTCATCTTTAGGAGAACGTAAGCCTGGATGATGATCATGAAAAGAAATACTATGCCAATCTAATTCATCACCCATATTTACAATACAATCAGGTTTGTACTTTCTTTTAATTGCTCCCAGAAAGTCAAGTGTATCTGGGTGATGGTAGGGTGCGTGTTGATCGCTTATGCAAAGTATTGATTTTCGAAGCATATCATTGCTTATACTCGTATTTAGTGTGTTAGTCTAGGATCAAAGGTACAACTTTATGTATTTGTACCTGGTTCTTCTACACCATAACAAGCAAACTTAAAGAATATTTCATCTTTATTAATAGGTTTTTTTCCTATTTCTTTCATTTTGCTTATAGATTTTTCATAACCTGCAATCATACATTCATAATGACTTGCATATCTTTCAGGAAATTCATAAGGAGGCATGCACTCAGCTTGTACATAAGAGCACATGACAATTGCCAAAGCTATTTTCATTATGGAACTAATAGAGTTTTAACTAACCCTAAAAGGTTTCCTAACGCCATAACACCGACAACCCAAATAATTTTATAAATTGTATTTACTTTATATGATAAATGAACAATATGATTATCTAACTTAGTATTAATTACTTTAAGCTCGCCATGAATTTTTAATATTTCTTCTTTGTTTTCTGTGTGTCTACTCATTAAAATAATGTTTCGTAAGGAGACCTTACTAACCCTTTTGTTTTATATTGTGTATATCTTGGTCCATTATATCTAGGATGACCTAGTTGTCCTAACACAAAATCTACTGCGGTATCAGCTGCAAGATCAGCACTTAGCCCATCTCGTTCTAAACCTTCAGCAATATTTTGTGATGCTGTTTGTAACCAAATAGGTAAAAATCTTCTACCTACATGACCGCCTATTTTTAAACCTTTATCAATGGCATCGTCATCTTTCTTAGTCATATTAGGACTCCACTTAGTAGTTAAGTATTTTTTATTAGTTAATACTTCTATTGTTGTTCTAGGTAGAGAACCTATTTTCTTAAGACCTGTTCCTTGCGGATTAGTTATCCAATGAAATGGTTCCATTAACTGTTTAGAAAAAGTAAGTACTTCACCATTCCCTAAGTCAATTCTTGTTGGATCTGTATTCTCTAAAATAGAATGTCCTGCGAACATATAATTTAGAGCAGTTCCTGCTGCTGCATAAGTAAGTGCAGCTCTTGCAAAATAATATTGATATAATCTTCTAACTGCTTCATCTGATTCAAAACCAGGTAAAGACTTAGCAATAATTCTTATATTAGATATTGTCCAATCTGGAGCAAAGAGTAATAATTGCATATACCCTCTTGATCCTGGAGCAAATGTTGTTTGTGTTAATTTTTTAAGCCAAGGTGTTCTTATTTGTTGAGCAATTAATTCCCAATTTTGTCCACCAAAAGCATCATTAGTATATTGAGCTGCTGCTCTAGCTTTACGATATATAATAGCTTGAGTATCACCAGACATTATTCTATTAGGATTAGGTCTTCCCATAATAGTAGGACTATCTAATGCTGTAAGAAATGAATGTATTTTAGCAGATGTAAATATTCTATCCCAAGTAATTTTATCAAACCATCTAAATACTTTTTCTATATTATTGTTATTAGATATACCAAAATGTCTTTTGAAAAAAGCATCTACATTTCTTATGTTATAATAAAATCTATCAAATCCTACGTCTTCAGGTATAGATATATTTAATCCTGAACCTTGAGAAAATCTAACTACATCATCATACCCTTGTGTTCTTAATACAGTTATTGCATGATCAAAGTCTTGTATGTATGCTTTAGGATCTCTAACCATTTTAAGTAATTCTGGTTTAGATCTAGGGTTTAACATTTGACCAATGAACTTAGGTTTAGCACCAGCAAACCATAATGATTCTACTAATGCACCAGCGTGAAAGAATGAGAATCCTACAGCTAATCTTTTCATCATTAAGTTTGTAGTAAAAAATGCAGACATTAACTGACCTTCAGTTGTTGCATCAAATACCATTCTTAATGATCGTTCTACTCCTTTATGAACTAATGGAGTAAACCCTGCTTCTCTAGCAAAATAAGGATGATCAAATTCTACGTAATTAATTTTTTCTTTAGGATGTATATATCCAACTTGTTGTCTTGTTGTAGCTATAAATGGATTAGATCCACTAATTTTTTGTTTACTTAAATTACTTATAAGTGCTCTTGTACTTAAAGCTTTACCTGCTGCAAAAGCATAGATACGAACTAACTCAGCAGGATCATCCATGCCTGGTCTAATTTTAAATCCTCTTGCTAATCCTTGGTTAATATCTTGAAAGACTCCCCTTCTAGTAAATTGAAATTTTCCTGAAGGACCATATACTTTAGTATCAAAATCATTAGTAAATTTAATAAGTTCTTTACCTGGATATTGATTCCANANTAAAGGTAAATAATTAGATCTTTTATTAAATACTAAACCTGCACCTTCTTTACCAAATATATCTTCGTATTGATCAAAGATTTTTCTTAATGATTTAGCTGCAACTTTTTCTGGTTGACTTAATTCATTCCAATTAATAGCTTGAGCATTTTTATTAAAGTTAAAATTCTCATCTACTTTAGCACGAGTAATATAATAAAATACTTTCCTTCTAGATTTAATAGCATCAGGTAATGTATCTTTAATTTTGTTTGATAGTTCTTGTGCTAATGAATTATATCTAACTGTAATAAATTTAGCAGTATCTAATGTAGCTTCTCCACGAGCTGCTGCATCATCAAACACTTTATTTGTTTTACCAAATAATGTTCCTAAGCCTTTAGCTGCTGCATATATTCCTACACCTGTAGCAAAACCTTTAGCTGTTGCTATAAGTTTATCATCATCAGAAGTTAAGAATTGTGCAGTACCTATAACACCACCAATAGTACCAGCTTTAAGCAAAGTATTTTTAGCCATATCAATTCCATTTTCAATAGGCGGTCTCATAGCTACTGTTATATCTGATGCTATTCTATTAAACTCTGCTTCACTTGTAATAACTTTTGTTTCTTTTCTTATAAGTTTAAGTAATTCATCTACAGAATAGTAATGACCTTTAGCATTTGTTTCTACTAATTTTTCTGGATTAACTTTGTATTTTTCAAATACTCTTTGTAAAGCTTGATCTGTTTTAACTCTTGGAACTCTAGTTGCTCTTTGAGCTGCAGCTGACATACCAGCAAATCCAACAGAAAATATAGCTCCTGCTGTTGCACCTATTGTAGTTTCAACTGTTGTTCTATGAGGATCAAACTGTGCGTTTTCTCCTAATTGCCATGTAGTAGAAAATACTAATGGCACACCAAGTGTAGCTATAGCACCAACTTTCATATCTTGTCTTGCTGCCATTTTAAGTTGAGCTTGTTTGCTATACTTACCTGGAGTATCTTTGATTAGTTTTAATTTTCTACTATTTTTTAAACGTATACTATTGACTACTCCTCTACCTAATCTACCCCAACCCAATGGCATAAATAACAGATAAGGATCTGCCATAATCATATTAACTAACTCTGCACCAAATAATTTAGGATTTTTCTTAATCATGTTACCGACTTCTTTAAAGTCAATATCCATTGGTCCATCATCTAAAAGATAACCAAAACGATTTAATTTACGTTCAGCTTCTTTATATATTCTTGACCACTTTTTATCTTGGTTATTACGAATGTAATCTAAGGCTTCTTGTGCTTGTTTTTTTTTTGTATTGCCTGTCATCCATTGATATAAGGATGCAGGTAAAGATTCCTCTAACATTAAATCTACAGGATTCTTTATAGATTGAAAAAACCCAGGCGTTGCATCCTTAATAGGTTCTTTCAAACCATCTGGTATACTACGAACTGGGTCTTTTAATTTAAATTCATTGAGATTAAAATCATTAGCCACTTAGAATCCCCACTCATCTTTAACTTTCTTAATGTATTGAAACTCTCTACTATCGTGACCTGCTTTAGATAATTTATTAACTGGTTTAGTTACTGTTTTAAATGGTGATCTTTTAGTTTTACCAGAAAATTTTTCTAATGTTTTAACAAATACAGCATCACTTTTTTTAGATGCTACACCATATGCTTTCATAGCACCTTTTTGTTTAGCTCTAAATATTTTAAGTTTAGCTGGTTTTAAAGTACTTTTAACACCTACAGCTGTTTTAGTTCTAGATCTACCTAATGCACTAGCAGTAGATCCAACTCTTTTACGGCTTCCCATAAGTGTTTTAATAAAAGAACGTTCTGCTGTTTTAGAAGCTAAACTTTCAGCAGCCATACTTACGCCTGCTCTTTCACTAAATCCCATAAACTGAGGTTTATCTCCAAACTTTTTAGTAAATTGTTTTATTGCTGCTTCACCAGCATCTGGTTTAAATTTAGGTGTTTTTTGTGCAGGTAACTTTTGCACACCTTTAAATTTTTTGCTTACGCCTTTTATTATAAATCTTTTGATCATTTAATTCCTAATCGAAGTATTCAGGGAAACGAGATCTGATAATCTTTTCAGCTCTAGTTTTAGATACTTGTTGTAATTGTGGGTTTGCTGCTAATAGCATAGCAAATATTCTTGAATCGTCATTAGATACTACTTTACCTGATTCTTTAGGTAAGAAATATTCTGGTCCTTGTTCTCCTACAACGTAGGCTTTATTAGCTTTTACTGGTCCACCTTTAGCTCTAGTTTTTATTACTTCATCAGTTCTTAATGTACCTGCAGTAGCTATTGTACCACCTACTTTTTTAATTTTACCTTCTCTTTGTAATCTTTTAAGAATTTTTAATTTAAATCTTGTATTAAATACTAAAGGAGGTTGTCCAGGTTTTACAGCTTTTTGAAGTTTAGCCATTTCTTTTTGAAGTTCAATAGCAATATCTTCAGAAGCCATATCAAACATAGCTTGTCTATTTTCACCTTTAACTGTACCAACTATTTTTTCAAATACACTTGGATCTTCAATATTTAATTTTTCCAATAAACTTTTAACTTCTGCTATATCTCCAGATGTAGCTTGTATAGGTGCTTGTTTTCTAGCATCCATTCTATCTTTAAATTGAGCAGAGATACCTGCAGATTTAACAAAGTTATCTAAGATACCTTCATCAATTCTTTTTCCTTGAGCTGATGATTGCATTAAAGCTAAACCTAAAGTAAATCCTGGATTAGCCATTAATCCTT